GAAATCATCTGCAACGAAATGAAGATGTTGGGCGGTAAGCCTGCCGATGCTCAACCTGCCGATCCTTCCCCTGCCGCATCCCCAGGCGCAACGCCTGCCCCGGCGGCGAGCGGCGCTTTCAACGACGACATCCCGTTCTGAGCGCAATAAGACTCTAGCGCCAGCAGTACCTCGGCGTTGATCGAGCGGCGGCTTCGTTTAGCCAGTAATTCGATCCGCCATTTTAGCTCAGTGGGAAAACGCATGTTGTACATCGAGAAACTGCCTGGCGCTGGTTTGGGCTTTGCCATGTGATCCTCTTTAAGCAATATATTTATTGTATTGCTTATCCGGTTGTTGATGGTTAAACTCTACATTAAACACACCGTTTAAACAAGACTTTTTATGCAAAAAAACCCTGAAAGCCCAACTTTCGCCAAATTTTACGCGGCTTTAGCGTTAAGCAGGAAGATTCCTAACGCTGGTTTGGGTAACGCGGAACAGCGCAAGGCGGCGATCCGAGCGTGGGCGCTGGAATTGAAACGGGCGCTGCGGGAGAAGTCTGAATGCTGAACTGGGCCAAGCTGCCGGCGGCATTGATCCAGGACCGGCGCATCACGCTAACCGAGTTCCGGGTGTACGCGGCGCTGCTGCTGTTTCGGGAGACTGAGGATGGGTATCGGGAGCCGACGCAAGACGAGTTATCCACCGTTATCGGAATTCCGACATCGATGGTTTCCAAGGCGATTACCGGACTGAAAGGATCAGGCTGGTTGCGCCGAGAGATCGGGGGCGGGCGAGGCAAGAAATCCCGGTATTGGTTGAACCTCACCAGCACCGAACCAGACCCCGGAAAGGTTAGCGATTCGTCAACCTTTAGCGAACCGGAAAAGGTTAACGATTCGTCAACCTTTACGGATGATAAAGGTTCGCTTTTTGATACCCCTTTATCGACAGAAAAGGGGGTCAAATCGTCAACCTTTACCGACGATCACTCTATATATAAAAGAAATAAAGAAGAAAGATCAAAAGAGAGAGTAAAGATAAATAAGCAAGAACCGGAAATTTCTGAACCAAAACTTCCCCGCAAAAAGCTCGCAGCAGACCTGAGCGAAATCATCTTGCCGGACTGGCTACCGTCCGACATCTGGGCGCAATGGATCGCGTATCGCGCTGAACGCAAACCTGCGCTGACCGTTCGATCCGCCCGCATGACGATCACCCAACTTACCAAAGCCCGCCAGTGCGGACATACGCCGGAAGACCTGATCGCTACGGCGATTGCGAACGGCTGGCAAGGCTGCGTGTTCGATAAGCACCTCACCGGAGTAACCCATGACCACCCCCGACTCAACGGCTATCAGCCCAACACCCGAATCAGCGCCGCCGAACGGAAACGCATTAACGACGAACAGATCGAAGCCTTCTTGCGTTCCGGTATCACTCCCGGCGCATCTCAAGGTCAGTCCGAAAAGGACATTACAGCTACAGCAGTACGCATTGACTGATGAAATTATGGCGGCGCTGTGGAAGACGTTGGGGGATATGTACGGAACAAAATGGGGGGAAGCGTTCGGGAGCTTCTTTGACGGCAAGGGAGAAATCAGCCGAACGGTCGTCACTTGGTCAGAAGCACTTTACGAGGTCACGCCAGAACGGCTTAGGCGCGGCCTGAATGCCTGTTTGGAGCGGGATTCTCCTTGGCCCCCAAGCCTGCCGGAATTTATGAAATTGTGCGAACGGAAGCCGTGGGAATAGACGATGAACGAGTTACCCAGAGACATATCACGGAAACTAGCGAAAGACGCAGAGGCGGTCTGTCGGGAATTGTTGGACAAAGGAAAGAAGGTCGGCTTGGAGTGGGTTGTCGGCGATACCGACAATAGCGCCGGAAGCTCCTTAAAGGTTCATTTAAGCGGCGAACGGGCGGGATTGTGGGCTGACTTCGCCGGAAGCGAAAAAGGCGACTTACTAGACCTCTGGTGCGCCTGTAGGCATATCTCGCTCGGTAAAGCGATCAAGGAGGCCAAGCGGTTCCTCAAGATCGAGGACATCAAGCCGCAACCGATCCGTGAAAACCAGTATCAGCGGCCAAAAAGCAACCCAGCGTGGAAGGCGGTAGCGAAGAAGGTTGAGCCTGCGCCAGACACCGAAGAAGCGCCGCCGATTCCTGATAGTCCGGTGACAGCGTATCTCAAAAGCCGGGGCATTACCGAGGAAACCATGCGGGCGTTTCGGTTGGGGGAAATGGCGGGCAATGCGCCGCCGTTTCATAAGTTGCAGGATAACCCTGGAACCATCGTCTTCCCGTCGTTCCGGGTTTATGACGATGCTCCGGCTGAGTTGATCAGCGTGAAGTATTTGGCGTTGAAACGGAGTGTCGGGAAAGACGGGAAGGAGATTAAACATACTCAGTTATCTGGGGGTGGTTTTGAGTCAGTGTTATTTGGCTGGCAGGCGCTTGATCCTTTAACGAGAACAGTAGTGCTGACGGAGGGCGAACCGGATTGTTTGACCCTGCATCAATACGGCTTCTCTACGCTGTCAGTGCCAATGGGCGGCGGCGGTGGTGAGAAACAAAAGTGGGTCACTAACGAATACCCCTATCTGGAACGGTTCGATGATATTTATTTGTGCATGGATATGGATAAGTCTGGCGCTGAAGCGGCGGCGGAACTGGTGGAGAGATTGGGCCGGCATCGCTGCAAAATCGTCAAGCTCCCATACAAAGACGCGAACGAATGCCTAAAACAAGGCGTCACTCTGAAAGAACTGGCTATTTGCTTTCGTGATGCTGACACGTTAGCCCCGCCCGATTTAAAATCCCCCCGTGAATTTGCCGATCAAGTCCGGGCGCTGAATAACCCGTCATCCATGACCGCAGTCGGATTGCCGTTACCGTGGTTACATACTTACGCTTTCAACAAGTTTGCATTCCGGCCCGGTGAGTTTAGTATGTGGTCTGGGTATCTAGGGTCCGGCAAAACCACGCTCCTGTCGTACACGCTGATTAACGCGATCAACTTTAATCCTGATACCGTCTGCTGCATCGCCAGTTTGGAAATGCCGGGCGCGGTCACTGTGTTGAAGTTCTGCCGGCAGATTACCGCGCAAGAACAGCCGACCGACGCTGAATTAGAAACAGCTTACAGTTGGATGGACGACAAGATGTACATCTACGATAAGCTGGGGGATAGCCCGATGGTGGATATTCTCAATGTGTTTCTGTACGCCAGACGACGCTACAACGCGACTCAGTTTGTGGTGGATAGTATGATGATGTTGGGAATCAGGGAAGATGATTGGAGTAAGCAGGCAACGATTGCCAAGACCTTAGTAAAGTTCGCCCGCGATCATTCCTGTCATGTGCATTTAGTCGCTCACCCCAAGAAAGCCAAAGACGGCGCTCAGGAAGCAGAGAGCCTGGATATTAAGGGATCGGGGACGATGACGAACGTGGCGAATAACATCCTGATTGTCTGGCTGAACAAGAAGAAGAAACTGGCGCGGGCCGATCAGGAGTTAAGGGGCATTCCAGTTCCGTATGATATGGAACAAGAACCAGATGCGGTTTTGACCATCGACAAAAACCGGGCAACCGGATGGACCGCTAAAATCCCGCTGTGGTTTGACCGACCCAGTGAACAGTTTTTAAGCAGCAGCGGGAAAGCGCCGACGGTGTATGCGCCGACCATCGCTGCGCCCGATGTGATTGAAACTGAACCAAGCTTTGGGGTGTGAGATGACTCACATCGACCTGTTTTCCGGCATTGGTGGATTTGCTTTAGCCGCGCATTGGGCGGGATTTAAAACCGAGGTGTTTTGTGAACGCGACGAGTTCTGTCAGAAAGTCCTTAACAAGCACTGGCCCGCAGTGCCAGTTATTTCCGACATCAGAGACTTTGACGGCAGCGACTATCGTGGAGCCGATTTGCTCACAGGCGGATTTCCATGCCAGCCCTTCTCTACTGCCGGGAAGCGACAAGGCGAGGCAGATGACCGTTTCCTCTGGCCTGAGATGCTTAGGGTTATTTCCGAGGCAAGACCAACTTGGATTGTTGGTGAAAATGTTAGCGGAATCATCAGTATGGCGCTCGACGGTGTGCTTGCTGACCTGGAAAGTGAAGGGTACGCCACTCAAGCGTTCGTTATACCAGCTTGCGCCGTCAATGCCCCGCATAAACGAGACAGAGTTTGGATTGTGGCATACACCGACAGCAACGAACATTACAGAGAGAACCACGGAATCGTTGCAAAAAAGAATGGAGTTCCGGCAATCCATCGGGAGGAAAACAACTCCGCCGGGGGGATTAGCGGAACAAGCCAGATACGGTTATCCGATTCGCCAGATGTGGCCGACCCCTCACGCATCATGCGCGACGGGAGCGGGGACAGCAGGGCGAGACGGGGGGATGAATATCCAGAGTGCGGTAGCTATGTGGCCGACGCCGCAATCACATCCAAGGACTCACTCTCCAAGGAAGGTTCATCCAGTCAAAGGTGGCGTTCAATTAGCGAATCTGGCGGGTGGCAGTCTCAATCCCGACTGGGTGACTTGGCTCATGGGCTACCCGGAAGGATGGCTGGACATTTCGACGCCGAACCCGCAATCCCCAGAGTCGCTAAAGGAGTCCCGCAACGCGCCGCAAAGTTGAAGGCGCTCGGAAACGCGATTGTCCCGCAGGTCGCGTATGAGATTTTAGCGATGATAAAGAAAATTCCTATGGAGGTGTGAGATGAACCTACTCGAAAACCTGGATCAACTTTGTGAGCCGGAATTATCGGCTGAACTGATTGCGCTGCGTAATCAATGGGAGAAGCAGGACGGGGGATGGATTGCGGGGGTCAGGGAAGAAGTGAACGCGGAAATGCTCAAGAACCCTGATACACCCTACTGGAAAGAGTTTATTGACGGAGCAGCGTGGTCGCCAGACGTACCGGGCAAGCTGGATAAGCTATATGACCTGCTGGCGACCGAGGGATTGATCGCTAAGGACATAGCGAATACATCCAAGGCGCTGAAAAC